GGACTTTTGGGCAATTATCCAAGCCTTTACCAACATTGGGGGTTATCGACTTGAATGGCAATTGCTTAATACAAAGTGGTTTCTACCCCAAAACAGAGAGAGAATCTACCTTGTCGGATATCTTGGAAACGGAAGCGGAGGACAAGTATTTCCTATCAGAGAAGCAAAAAAATCGAATACTAATTCATCCAAGAAAAAACATAACAAAATTGTAATGCCAACTATTTGCAAAAGTTATTATAAGTTTGCCAATGATACTCCTATAATAAAAATAAATTCAGCAACTAGTAAAGGTTATGAAGAAGCAGCTGAAGGGGATAGTATAAATTATTCAAATCCAAACTCAGAAACACGTAGGGGTAGAGTTGGAAAAGGAGTTGCACAAACTTTAGATACTACTTGTAATCAAGCAGTAATTGGTGCTATGCGTGGCAGATATAATAAAGACAATAAAACAGTACAACAAATTGAAATTAATAAAAATGGAACATCTAACACATTGACCGCAGTAACAAAAGATAATTTAGTTGTAAATAACAAAATCAGAAGACTAACACCTATTGAATGTGAACGATTACAAGGCTTTCCAGATAACTGGACTGAGTACGGAGAAAGTGGTAAAATAAGTGATACACAACGATATAAAATGTGCGGAAATGCAGTAACAGTTGATGTTGTTGAGGCAGTAGCAAATAGTATAATAAAAACAATATACTAATGCCTAAAAAGAAAAAAATAAATATACCGCAAACAGACCAACATAAAAAGGCAATGCAATGGTGTATAAAAAACAATATTACTGTTGGCGTTTTACCTACAAAAAAGGGTTTGAAAGTTGAAATTAACGAGAATGGCGACAAAAAAATATCGCCAAAAATATACACACAAGAGGAAGCACAAAAAAAAGTTATAGAATTATATTTGTATATTTACAAAAAATACTGGCAAGTATGAACATAAACTTTAACACAACTATTTTTGCAATTTTTGGAATTTGCTTTGGCGCTAATTATTGGAACTCTAATATGGATGATAACTTTGGAGAAACAGATTTGACCGGAGAAACAGAACATTGTTTGCAATTCTTTATTGCGGTGGTTGGAATTTCTTTTGTTTGGTTTACACAAGACAAGTAACAAATAAAACAAAATACAATGGAAAATATTACTTTAGTCGTTAAAAAAGGCGACAACAAAGAACTCAACCTGAGTGCCAAAACAATGAATGAATTAATTGAAAAAATAATTGATTGGCAACTATGGGAAAACCAGGCCCTAGATCATTACAAAAGGAAAGGCGTTTTAGAAAAAGAAAAAAAAAGCGGTTGGTATTACTTTAAAAAATAACAAATGAAGCAAAAAGTAAATATTGCGTCGGTAAAAGAAAATCCGGACAATCCAAGATTTATAAAAGATTCCAAATTTAAAAAATTAGTCAAGTCAATTAAGGCGTTTCCCGAGATGTTAGAGAAACGGCCAATAGTAGTTGATGAAGATATGGTTGTTCTTGGTGGAAATATGCGTTTAAAGGCTTGTAAGTCTGCCGGGTTGTTTGAGGTTTGGATTGATATTGCTGAGGGTTGGACAGAAGAACAAAAGAAAGAGTTTATTGTTAAAGACAATGTAGGCTTTGGAGAATGGGATTGGGATATATTAGCGAATGAGTGGAATACTGAACAGTTAGCAGACTGGGGCCTTGACGTTTGGCAGCCAGAGGAAGATGTTGATTACTCCATTTTAGATGATGAAGATTTTTCATCTGATTTAGAGGATATGAAAAACGGAGTTAAAAAAGCAATACAGATCCCTTTTGAATTAGAGGATTACGAGGAAGCGTTTGAGTTAGTCAAATACTGGAGAGAGCAAGGTGCCTACGTTGGTATGATGTTGATAGAAAAACTAAAACAAGAAAAAAAATAAAATGAAAAAACTACAATTATCAAAAATAGAGCATAATACAAAAATAGGAGATATTTGCGGACATATAAATCCAAATATTACAGAGGATGTTGTTTTTTATGATGGAGACGAGGCGATTGGTTTTTATATCAAAGATATATCAAAACATTCTGAAAAAGCGTCAAAATTAGCAGCTTTAGCTAATCAAGAGTTAAGAAGTAAGAATGTCCCTAAAAGTGTAATGAAAAGATCTAGCGGTTTTGCTGATTCCGACAAAGAAGTGTTGCAGTATAGCACAATTATAGGTAGTGTTCCTCCAAAACCACATATGCGTAGGCCTTACCCCACTATTAGTAGTGTTCACAATGTTAAAACTGCGCAAACTTTCATTAAAGCTATGCTTATGTTATGTAACGAAAGTGAAAAGTTGATACAAAAAATTATTCCAAATGTTTACAAAAATCAAAAAGAATTAATTGAGCAAAATGTTCCTAAACAATGGAGGTTTGGAAAATTGTTTACAAGCAGTATATCAAATTACAATATTCCGGCACCTTTCCATAGAGATAATGGAAATATAAAAGGATGTGTGAATGTAATTATAGCAAAAAAAAATAATGCAACCGGAGGCAACACTACTGTTCCAGATTATGATGCTACTATGGACAGTTGCGATAACTCTATGTTAGTTTATCCGGCTTGGCGAAATGTCCACGGAGTTACGCCAATAGTTCCAACTGCTAAAGACGGCTACAGAAATAGTTTAGTTTTTTATCCATTAAAAGCATTTAAAGGCTTAGATTAAAAAAAACTTTTAATTTTATTTGGCTAATTAAAAAAATATTTTTAGTTTTGGGTATTATTAATAACTAAAAATAAAATATTATGTCGGTAAATTTAAAGTCAGAAAAAGAAATTTCAAAAATCTACAACACATTAAGTAAAAACAAAGAAGTTCAAGAGTTTGCGTCTGAGTTTGATTTTTTTAAGAAAAGGAATAAATACGCAGCTGAGTCAAAAGAAAATTTTATAGCTAGAGCAGTTTGGTATGGTTACATTGCAAATGTTACCGCCTATAATGTGCAATACCAGGATAATCAACAAATCAACTTTAATATTGAGTGTGAGGAAGAATTCGATAATTTAAGCGATGCAGTAGATGCTTTAGGATCACTTTTGTATAATGTTGCAACAAATGACGGAAACGTGTTTTTAATGGATGATTGGTACAATGTTTTGTCAAAAATTAACAATAAATTTGTAGTTGAAGAACAAGCTGAAATACCAAATTGGTGCTATTAAAATTTGCATAATCAAAACAAAAGGTTTAATTTAGCAAAGAATTTAGAACGACCAAGTTTAAAATTCTTTTTCATAAAATTTGAGTTTGTACCTCCTAGAAATAGGAGGTTTTTTTATGTATTAATATTTTTTTAACTTTGCGATATGGCAACAAAAACCAACATATTAAAAACAAATCTTTTAGAAGCGTTAGAAAAATCATTAGGAGTAGTTACAACGGCGTGTAAAATAGTTGATTGTAATAGAAGTACATTTTATAAGTATTACAACAATGACCAGGACTTTAGGGCCTCAGTTGATGAATTACAAAACCTAACTTTAGATTTTGCTGAATCTCAATTGCATCAACAAATAAAAGACGGAAACACAACGGCAACGATTTTCTATTTAAAAACTAAAGGAAAAAAACGAGGTTATGTAGAGCGTAAGGAAGTAGAAATGACTGCGCAAGTAAGTACAAGTAAAATATCTGACGAAGCAAAAAAGAAAATAGACGACATTCTAAACGATGAATATTAACGAAATAATTAAACAAAAATGTGAAGATTCGCTTTTGTTTTTTACTCGTTATATTTTCAAAGAAAACACCGGAAATAAATTCGAGGCAGCAGAGTTTCACAAAACATTAGCCAACACATTACACAAAGTACATAACGGCGAAATAAAGCGCCTTATAATTAATATACCTCCACGATACGGAAAAACTGAGTTAGCCGTTAAAATGTACATTGCCTGGACACTAGCAAAAAATCCTATGGCAAAATTTATTCATTTATCTTATTCTGATTCATTGGCACTTGATAATAGTTCAATGACAAAAGAATATATTAATTCAGATGCGTTTCAAAGTATTTGGGATTTGCAACTAAAAAAAGATTCACAATCACAAAAGAAATGGTACACAACTGATGGCGGCGGGGTTTATGCAACATCTTCAGGGGGTGCAATAACCGGGTTTGGTGCCGGTAGTGGTGGAGCAATTATAATTGATGATCCATTAAAACCTGATGACGCTTTGTCTGACGTTAGGCGGTCGTTCATAAATAATCGATACAATACAACGATTCGGTCAAGGGTTAATGATAGAGACGTTCCAATTATCGTTATTATGCAAAGGCTACACGAAGACGATTTAAGCGGGTATTTATTAGATGGCGGTAGCGGTGAACAATGGCATCATTTAAAGTTGGCCGCATTGGATGACGATAACAATGCGCTATGGCCTGAGAAACATTCTTTTGAAGAACTCGAAGCAATACGCCAAGCCGATAGATATACTTTTAGCGGTCAGTATTTACAAATCCCTTCACCTCCAGAGGGTGGAGAATGGCGAAAAGATTGGTTTAATATTATAAATAAAGCCGAACTGCCGAGCGATATATCTTTTGAAATGTACATTGATGGCGCCTACACTAAAGACACAAGAAACGATCCAACCGGAATACAAATAAGCGGTAAAAGTGGCGACAATCTTTACATATTTAAAAGCATAGATAAATATTTAGAAATGCCTGAACTAAAAAACTTTGTTACTTCTTTTGTGCAATCTTGTGGCGTTCCAATATCGCAAATATTAGTCGAGCCTAAAGCATCCGGAAAATCGCTTGTGCAGCTGCTAAGGCGTGAAACTAGATACAACGTATCAGAAATAAAAACAAACTTTGTTAGGTACTCTAAAATCGAACGTGCGAGAGCATCCTCGCCATTTATTGAGGGCGGTA